TAGAAAGAACTTTAACAATAAGAAATTTACCAACAACTGATCCAGGAGTTGAAGGGGCTTTATGGAATGATTCTGGAACAGTAAAAATATCAATTTAATTTTTTGGAGAAAGTTATGGCATTAAAATTAAGTAAAACTTTAGATAGCGGAGTTGTGGCAGATTATTGGAAGATAGTTAATTGTGATTTAAAAACTAATCAAGTATGTATGGCATTATATATGAATAGCGAAAAAGCTCAAAATAGAGAAAATATGCTAACAGGTAGATTATCTTTTATTATAGATTTTATATTAGAAGAAATAGATGAAGTAGATATGAATGCTATAAAATATGCATATTTAAAAATTAAAGAGAGTAAGAAAGAAGTTGTTCTTGATGAAGATGGAGAAGTTGAGTTAGATGATGAAGGAGAACCTGTTTATATAGAAACTAATAAATTTGTAGATGCAGAAGATTGTTAAAAGATTTATAAAGGGATTTTTGTCAAAAAATAGAATATAGATATTAACTAAAAATATAATCATATAAAATATGGATAAATATGTTAGATAAAACAGAGTTTATAAAAAAATATAATACAAAATATACTCAAATACATCCTGAGTCTTATTTAAATGAAGTTAATGAAGAAGATAGAGAGATATATGATCCTTGTGATATTTTAACAGGTAAAACAAATAAAGGCAAGATTAATAAGTTTTATAGAAGATTTAATAAAGGTAGTAAATATAAAACTGTTAAATCAAAGGCTTTAGCTTCATTTAATAGATTTTTAGATAATAAAATTGAGAAAGGTGAAGAAGAAGAAATATGGGATAGAATTTGGAAAAGTAGTAAAGGTGGTAATTTTAATTTTGCAACTATGCTAATGGATAGAATGATAGGAAAACAAAAAGAAGAAATAAATATTACTGGAGAAAATATAACATTTACTTTAGATACTACTAATCTATTAAAAGATAATACTATTAAAAAAGATAAAAAGAAAAATAAATGCAAATAACATATACTAAGCCAGAGTTCTTTTACCCAAAACAAAAAGAAATATATGATTGTGATACACGTTTCTCATATACTTTGAGTGGGAACAAAACAGGTAAAACAATTTCTCACTGCTGTTGGATTAACGAACAAGCTATACTTGGGGAGAGTGGTTCTCAATATGCTTGGGTTGCTCCATATATTAAAACTAGTGAAATAGCTTTTAACTTATTAAAAAAGATGATTATGAATTCAAACTTATATAAAGAATTAGAAAAGAGTCCTAATCAATTTCATTTCAACAACAGTAAGATGAGGATAACTTATCCTAATAAAAATATAATTAATTTCTTTTCTGGAGAAAATGTTGATGCTATTTTTGGATTTGAACATTATGCAGCAGTTGTGGATGAAGCTAGTAGATTAAAAGAAGAAGCATTTAATGCATTACTTTCTACTATGTTAGCTACAAATGGTCCAGTTAAACTTATTTCTAATCCAACTATTAAAAACAACTGGTTCTACCATAAGTGGGAAAAAGCATTTAATACAAAAGTAGATGATACTACTGCATTTAAATTAACTGCTTTAGATGCTATTGATGCTGGTATTATGCTTCAGAGTGTATTTGATTTTGCTGAAAAAAATTATACTACTGCTATTTTTAAAAGAGATTTTCTTGCTGAAGTTCCTACCTCTGATGTTAGTGTATTTAAATATGATAAAATTTATGAATGTATATTAAAAGAAGAAATACAAAACTCTCTTAATAAAGCAGTTTATATAGGTGTTGATCTAGGATTTACAACTGGTCAAAAATCTGATTATACTGTAGTTATAGGATTAGATAAAAATTGTAGAGTAGTTTTTTATAAGAGATTTAAAGAAGAAGGGCAAAAGTTAATTGATATATTAAAAGCTTATATAGGTAAATCTAAAAAAGGGTATATAGATGGGACTGGTGGAGGTATTACTATATACCAACTACTTAAAAGTGATTGTCCGAACCTTGAATCATATAACTTTACTAACTCAAGTAAAACTTTAGCAATAGAAACTTTAGCTCATTATATACATAGTAATAAAATTAGTTATAATGATAATAAACAACTGATTGATGAATTAATTGGGTATGAAATTGATGTAACTCCAAATGGTAAAACAACTTATAATAATGGTAAAGATGTAGATAATGATGATAGTGTTATAGCATTAGCATTAGCTGTACTTAAATATAAAGAGAAAGAAGATTTAGGAGATGAACCTACTGGTAATGTATATACCTATGATGATGAAGAAGATGTAAATTGGACTAACTTAGAAGAAGATAGTTTTAATTTTAATTATAATTTTAATTAGGAAATATAAATGAGTTTATTTAATACATTTAAAAAGCAGCAAACTTCTCCAGATAAATTTATTAATGCTGAGATAGGGCAATACTCACAACCGTTTGTCCAACCTAGATTTAATAGGCAAGTTGCAGTTAATGCATATAATGGTTACTGGGCAGCAGCTCTCGATGCAAATAGTAATGCTGCAGCTAATGGTATTATTAGATTATATGCTAGAACAACTAACTCAATGGGGCAAAAATGCTTATTCAATACTACAAAACATCCAGATATATATCAAAGAAATTATATAAAAGGATCATTAAAGGATAAACCTAGTCAAGATATTCAATATAAAAACTTAAATAGTGATACAGAATTTGAAGTAGTTCAAGGGCATCCTGTTATAGATTTATTTATTAAAGCTAATCCTAATCAATCAACTTATCAGTTATTCTTTCAAATATTTCTTTCATTAGAAATTACAGGTGATGCATTTATTCATATAGTTAGTAATACTGATGGTACTCCTGCTCAATTATATGTATTACAATCTCAACATATTGATGTAGTTCCTGGTAAAGTAGGAAGTGGTAAATTAGTTGAAAAATATATATATAAAAAAAATACAGGTTCTCCTGTTAATTTTGCAGAAGACGAAATTATACATATTAAATATTTTAATCCTAATTCTATATTCTATGGTATTGGTAAAATAGAAAAAGGTTGGCAAACATACCTCCTTAACAAATTTTCTCACGAATACCAAAATGCAATATATGCAAATAATGCAGTACCTGATTACTTACTTATAAATAAATCTGGTAATAGTATATCAAAGAAAAGGTTCTTTAAGAAGATGCAAGGATTAATGCGTGGAGCAAAAAATAGGGGTAAAGTAATGATGGTTGATGGAGATGTGGATATTAAGAGCATAGCATTCAAACCTAAGGATCTTAGTGATATTACGTTTAATATTCAAGAAATAGCTAGTGTTAGTGGAGCTCCTATAAATTTATTACTTGGTAACGACAATGTAAAAGCTAATTCTCAAGAGCAAAATACTACTTGGTTAAGAAACACTATTCATCCTATGATGAAATTAGTTGCTTCTGCTCTTTCTGAAAATTTATTAAGTAGATATGGTATTGCTGATGGAGATGCTTACTTAGCATATGATTCACCTGTTCCTGATGATATAGAAGCTCAAAGAAAAAATAATGAAACTTATACTAAAACAGGTATTATAACTCCTAATGAAGCAAGAATTTCTTTAGGATTAGAACCTTTAGGTGAAGAAGCTGATGTATTATATTTTAATGGTAATAAATTAGGAGAAAATAAAAACTCTACTAATCCTTTTGAAAATAGTTCAAATAACGATGATAACAAAGAAATTAAAGAAGAATTAAATAAAATAATTAAAGAAGTAAATGTTAATAAACAGGCTCCTATATCAATAAATATAAATAATGAGATAGATGATGAAGAAGAAGAAGATTTATTAGAAATAAATAAAGGAGAAAAAGAAAAAACTCAGAATACTATAGAAATAGAAAATAATATATCAGATAAAATTGCAAACGATATAAAGGATATATAATGTATCAAAGAGTTGTTATAGATGAAATAATAGAATCGATAAATGATTCAAAAGAAGAAATAATTCAAAATATGAAAGTATTAGAAGGTAGTGTTAATAAAGGATTTAATAATTTAGAATATGGGCAAAAATCCATAACTAAAGATATATCAGAGATTAAAAATAATATTAAGGAAAAATAAATGGTAAAAGAAATAGATAATACAATAAAACACAAAACATTTACTATAACTGATATTAAAGTAGATACAGAAGATAAAAGAGAATTTAAGGGAGTAATCTCTGATAGTTCTTTAGATAGAGATTCTGAAATACTTTTACCTAAAGGTATGAATGCAAAAGATTTTAATATTAATCCTATTATATTATTTAATCACGATCAAGATTCTCCTATCGGTAAAGCTGTTTCTTTAAACAGACAAGGTGATAAGTGGATTGCAAAAGGTAATATAGCAGAAGGTATTGAAAGAGTAGATGATGTTTGGAAACTAATCAAACAAGGTGTATTAAAAGGTATAAGTGTAGGATATCAAGTATTAGAATCAAGATTCCCTACAAAAGAAGATGTTAGTGAGTTTGGTAAAGAAGTTAAATATATAATTAGTAAGTGGAAATTATTAGAATTTAGTGTTGTTTCTGTACCAAGTAACCAAAATGCTATGATACTTGCTCATAAACAACTAGAACTAAAAACTGATATAAAAGAACTAATAGGAGAAGATTATGAAGAAACTATTGAAGAAGATATTAAAGATATAGAAAAAGAAGAAGTTAAAACTATTGATATGAAAGAAGTTATGAAATATTTCAAAGAAGAAATAAAAGAAAAAAATAGTAAAACAGTTAATATAAATGATGTTATGAAAGAGTTTAAAAGTGAAGTAGCTAAACAAATTAAAAAGAACAAAGGAGAGTTATACTAAACATATTTATTTATTCTTCGTGAACAAAAGAAATACTTGAGATTATAATCTCTTGTGAGTTCTAAAGTTATGTCCTATAGATAATATTTTTATATATTAGTAAATATAAATTTAATTATTAAAGGAAAGTAAAATGGCAAAAGAAATTGATAAAAAAGAAATAGAAGAAGTAGAAGAAGATGTTAAAGAAGTTAAAGTAGAAGATGCAAAGAGTATTGCTAAAGAAATGGCAAAAGAGTTTGCTATTGAAATGGCAAAAAATATGAAAGAAGAAAAAGAAGTAGTTAAAAAGATTGTTCCTGATAAAGTTATTAAGAGCAATAAAGAAGTTAAAGTAGGAAATAGTAGAAAATATGCATACCGTGGTAAGTTAAAAGCTTATAAAGATACAGAACTTGAGCAAGCATATGATGAAGGTATGTATTGGAAAGCTGTTGTATTAAATGATTCTGATGCAAAAAGTTATTGTGAAGAAAATGGTATTGCTATAAAGGCTTTGAGTGAAGGTACTAATAGTGAAGGCGGATATACTGTTCCTAACCAACTTTTAAATCGTGTTATTGATTTATCTAGTATGTATGGAATAGGAAGAGCTAATTCTAATCCTATAACAGCTACTTCAGATACAGTTTGGATTCCTAAAAACAATTCAGATACGACTGCATATTTTATTAATGAAAATGCAGAAAAAACTGCAAGTGATCCAGTTTTTGAACAAGTAGAAGTTATAATTAAGAAACTTGTTGTATTAACAAAACTTTCTGAAGAGTTAATTTCAGATAGTGTAATCAATATGATTGATTATGTTGTACAAAATATGGCAAGAGCAGTTGCAAGAAAAGAAGATGAAGTTATATTACTTGGTGATGGTTCTGCTGCTGATGGTGGAATTACAGGTATTATACCTAGTATCAAAGATGTTGGAGCAGATAATTATGGTATAGTTGCAGCATCTGCTGTAGGATTTAGTGGTGTTACATTAGCTAACTTCAATACTATGCAAGGTGTATTAGCTGATTATGCATATGTAGGATCAGATCCTGTTTGGACTTGTTCAACTGGTTTTTACCATCAAGTTATGAATAGAATTAAAGGTGAAGCAGGTGGAAATTATATAGGAACTCTTGAAGCAGGATTTAAGAGAGAATTTTTAGGTTATGAAGTTCTTCTTTCTTCACTGTTGCAAACAAATGATGTTAGTTCTCCTTCTGATATTGTTGATTACTGCTTGTTCGGTCGTTACGACTTGGTAGCAGCTTTTGCACAAAGACAGAGTGCAGTTGTTAGAACTAGTAATGAAGGTGATGCATTCACATATGATCAACTTTGGATTAAAACTAAGGAAAGATTTGGTTATACAGTGCATGATCCAGGAACTTCTGCAAAAGGTGGTAGTATGGTTCTGTTGCAATCTGCATTAGAAGCATAAGTAATAATATTTTACTCTCCCAGGCAATTTGGTCTGGGAGAGTAGGATAGGTTAAAAATAAAATTTAATATTAAGGATAAAAAAATGGGTTTAATATCAGACAGAACGACAGGATTAAATGCTGGAGTAACAAACAGAAGATTAGATATTAACTATATAACTG